TCAGATGCCGATTGCGCCTTCATACTTGCAAGCATTTGATTTTGAGCGGAAAACATTCCAGATGTATCCATTTTAGAACGAGGCATAGAATATGGAGTGCTTCCGCCGCCGCCAAATTTCCATTGGAGTTTCCCAAAGCTGCGATCAAATTGGAAAGGTTTTTTGCCTGTAATCATGCTGGTTGGCAGAACCCCCATAGGGTCCATAATATTCAAAGGATCAACAACCTTGTTGACCGATCTCCAGAACTTTCCGCCACCACCAAAACCTTTTTTAATGCTTCCTCCCATAATTATAATCCTATTTTTGCTCTAGCCTCTAAACAAAGTGTCGAGCCGGGGTTAAATAATCTACACGCTTGTGGTCGGCAATTATAAACAGAACACTTAACTGCAATCCCAACCTCTCCTTCTAAAGCCAAACATCTGTTATTTTCAGTTTTCATTAAAGGGTAGTCATTTCTTTGCATTTGACTCGGAATGCCTGTTGCGTCTGAACGGTCCCGTTTGAGGATGGGCCATGACCATTTGAAACAGCAACACGCGCCGCATTTTTCGCAATCATAGTTCACTTTCTACCATACATTGTTCCAACCGCTCCAAGAATGCCGCCAGCGAGGTCTTTGCCAGCGTTGCCATACGCTTGGGCAATTTGTCCTCTGCCATCGTCCCGAATTTGAAATGGCATCATTGGCATAAAGTTTAATTCTCCCGCCGCACCTTTTTGCATTTCAAGCCATTTGCGATATGCCTCGGCTTGCGATTGACTCTCTTTAGCCTGCGAAACAGGGTTGCTAAAGTCAATATCTCCGATTCCCTTGGCAAGAAAATCTAGCCCTTGAGAAATGCGTTGCGCCTGTGCCTGCTGACGATCAAATGCTTGCAAGTCGGCTTGCGTTGCCAATGTAGCTTTGGGGACTGTCCCAGCGGCTAATTGTGCCTGACCGATTTTGTTGGTTCCTGTATTTGCTCCACCCATATTATTTTTCCTCCTTATTCCATTCCACCGGACGAAATCCAAGATCAGGAATGACGATGTCTTCGTAGGGTGCTAAATGTGAAATGCTGCTGATGGTAGCGTTTAGCTTCGGGCAATGCACATGACTGCCTTGATGGCGATCAACGCAGTTTAGGCAAGTCGGGTAGAAGTCGGCATTCAAAGACTTGTCTGGGTTGTTTCCCCACTCAAATTTGCCCTTCACATAACGGGTTGGATCGGGTTTGACATCGTTCTCCTCAAGGTACTGAAAAATATCTCGGTCTGTCCATCCCCGCATGGGATAAAGGCTAACTGGGGAACCCTCTGCAAAACGAATGTCCTGCGCCAATGGCACATGACCTTTAATTAGGTCGGTGTCGGAATTTTTGGTTCCAATCCAGACCGCACCCCAAGGCCAATTAAATGTGCCTGTGGGACGATTCAAAAAGTCATCTAGACCGCACATGAACTTCTCACCTTCTTTGGGACGCTCCGTTCCCAAGGAAAGCACAACTGCCTTTGCACCCCATTGGAAGTAGTGCAGAAGGTCAAAACGCACTTCGCCAGTCTCCACATCAGGCCCATCTGCCAATGCATACCTGCTGGCGGGATACTCAAACACGGTCAAACCCCATTCCTTAATCAATCGATCAGAGTAAGCATAGCGTTCGCGAAATTTAGGTTGGCGGAACTGAATTACCGGGATGTCGATTTCGGCTTTGAAGCGCAAAAGATGAAGCATTGCCGTAGAGTCCTTCCCGCCGCTCCATAGCACTACAGAGCGAGGCCAATTTTTAGCCCACAACTGTGCTTTCCTCACAGTTTCTGTAATTAGATTCGTCATATAATAATCGCCGCCGCTCCAATTCCTGCTCCCGCCAATCCTGCTCCTGCACCAATCAGTTGACCCGTCATTGCATTTTTAGATTGCGCCGCTTGACTTGCCGCATCATAAAGCGATTGCTCGTAAGCCTGACGATTCGTTTGATTAGTTTGCTGGAGATTCAAAATCTCTCCCATGTTGCGAGAAAGATAATCAAATGCGTTTTGATTAAGTCCCATTCGGGCTTGCTGGAACTGGTTTAAGGTCTGCCCTAGTTGCCCTGCCCCTTGCAAGATGCCCATTTGCCAGTCCGACATTGCCCCTAGATTCCCTGCTTCGCTAGCTTGCCTTGCCGCCATTAAGGTTCCGGGATCGATGCCGCCAACGGGTGCTTCTTGCGATTGCACGAACCCTTGCCGCAATGCAATGTCTTCTAAAATCCGTTTGCGTCCCTCGTCAGTCGAAACATCCGCCAGCATGGAGCGTCCAAATGTGCTAGATGGATCAACGCCAGTTCCGCCAACAGCACTAATGCCTTTTTGCTTTAGCCATGCATCCATGTAGTTGCCAAATGCCTCGCCAGAAGTTGCGGATTCGATTTGCTCTGGAAGTTGCAACCGCATACGGGCGGTTGCTGGAGAAAGCAATTGCTCAAATTGACGAGATCGAGCTTGGTTAGAAAGACCCAACTCGGCGGCTTGACGGGAGGTCTGCTCTGCATCGAAAGTCGTTTGCAGAGGTTGCATTTTGGTATACAGATCAAGCATTGCTCGGTCTGTCTGTAATGCCCCAGCTTGGGCGGCGGCAAGATCGGCGGATGCCGTATCTAACCCAACCTGTCCAATTGCCTGCTTTGCAGACAAAATCTGTCCCGGCGTTTGTGAGTCGGGTCGCCTTAAATATCCACCGGGGTTTACTGTTGCTCCTCCCATAATTTTAATCCTTTGGTTTTATTTGAAATATTTCACGGTGAAGTCGCTCCATGCCTAACTTCTCCATGATTTCATTTGTGAATGTGAATCGTTCTGACTGCAATGGGACTCCAACATATCCCGGTCCTCCAGTCAATTGATTGTAAACTCTCCAGTCGTGCATGGTTTGAATAACATCACGAGGAGTTGTATATTTGGGATGAAAAGCAGGGTAGATTGTCGGAATAAAAACATGATCCGAATAACCAACCAACCTACCATCTTTGTAATGACCATAAACATTAATTTGCGGATGATCAATAATGTGATGATCAAAATCTTCTGCGAAGTCTACTAATTCTAGGAATTCAGCAGAGTCTTTTGGAATTAATTTATAGTCGATGGTTGATCTCATTTATTTATTTAGTTAAACCCAACAAATACCTCGTCAGGAACGGGTCCGGTTTTGAATCCAATGTATTTTGAAGCAATTTCGTCCAGCACATTTTGTTGCTCATTGTAATTCCCGCACAGAGCACAAGGCAAGCAATTGTTTTGGTTTTTTTCAAAAGGGATGGAAGAATAAACTGGAGAGAGAAATTCGTCGGCAAACGGACTTATGAACTTGTTCGGAAAGTTCGTCAATCTAATTTTTGATTTAGCAATGCTAGGCATTTTAGCAGGGATTGTTTGCTTTAAATTCTTGAGCAGCGGAAATTGCGGCTTGCTCTGCCAATTTCTCTGCTTCTTCTTTAGCATGAGCATAGCTAACAGTCGAAATAAAAGATGCGCTTGCGGTTGCGGAAATTGTGCGTGAACTAGAATTACAATTTAAAGTTGCTGTTTTAAATACCTTTGCAGACCATGTAACTTGATTCAAAGAAGTGTTTTCGTAAGGACTGGGAGCGAGGTCTACAGTAAAGTTCTCGCCATTTTGACCAACAACACACGATTCTTTTTCTGAAAATTGAGGCACTCCAGTAGCTTTTTCGCTCCAAGGGTCCATAAACATTCGTACAATTTCAATTCCCATTTCTCCGCACCATTCAATCAGCACCGAAAAAGCCTTGTCAACATCATTGGTCAACGAACTCTCGCAGGTTTCGTAAGATTGCAACCTATTAGTTGATTCGGTAATTAACCTACGATATTGCGTATTTAGGAATCCTACTTTTTTAATCTGCTCTTCAAAATCTGTTCCTTTATACTGAAAATCATTTGTAACTGCAAGCAACCTTGTATTTAAAATTGGAAGATATCTGCCCTTTGACCCCCTGTAAGAAACACGCACATCAACTGTCCCTCCAATTTCCATTGCCTCAATTTCGGAATAAATAAATTGTTTTAAATCCATGCCGTCACCTAACAATGGGGATTCATATTGGCAATAAATTCGGTTGTATAGGGTGGTGCTTGTGCCGTCAGGATTTAATTGCAGATAAGAATCGTAGCGTTCAGGCTGAAATGCCTCCCAAAGATGATTGTAAGAACCGTCAGTTGTTGGGGCATAGTCTATCGAAAAATGGAAGCATCTATTCTGACTTTCAATTTTACCATTTGCCCATTGCACGGGTCTAGTTCCAGTCCAGACTCCAGCCCACGCCGGGGTGCGAGCTTGCCCCCATTCGGCGGCTGGAGCGTAATCCAGAACCATCGTGTCAGTAT